AAGTAGTGTTAAATGAAGAAGTAACCCCAGTAGAGGAGAAACCAGAAATGTCCGAAGTAAACGAAACCGCAGTCGAGGCAACCATCCCTACTGCACCAATTTTCGCACAAGCAAAACGTCAATTTGATTTGCCAACACCAGGCGAATACCTCGCAGCAATGCACATCGGCGGAGAATCATTCCGCAACGTTGCAGCAGCAGTAAACGACTACACCAAGTCAAAGCAAACTGCACTACAAGCAGCCGCAGGTGACATCGCAACCACCAACACACCTGGTCTTTTGCCAGTTCCAGTTCTTGGCCCAGTATTCCAAGACCTGAACTTCATCCGCCCAGTTGTTAACGCAATTGGCGCACGCGCAATGCCAAACGGTGGAGCATCAAAAACTTTTATCCGTCCAACAATCACCACGCACACAAGCGTTGGCGCACAAGCTGCAGAGTTTGACCCAACATCAGCAACAACCATGGTTATCGCTGCAAACACGATCAGCAAAACCACTCTTGCCGGTCAGGTCACGTTGTCAGTACAGGACGTCGACTTCACCGATCCAGCGAGTCTCCAGATCGTATTGAATGACTTGCTCGGCGAATATCTCATCGCTTCGGACAACGTGGCAGCAGACGCAATCGTTGCTGGCGCAGCTGCATCGGGTGCAACCTGGTCAGTAACCGCAAACGACCCATCAACGTTGATCTCGGCAATCTACACCGCCGCTTACAACATGTTGCTTGACACCAACTTCCTTCCAGACCACATCTTTGTTTCGCCAAACGTATGGCAAGCATTGGGTGCACAGTTGGACGCAGACAAGCGACCAGTCTTCCCATACGTGGGAGCATCTGGCCTCATGGGCGTAAACGGAATGGGCTCAGCAAACATCACCGTGGCAAACACCTTCAACCCATTCGGCTTGAACCTTGTCGCTGACCGCAACTTTGCTGCAGGAACAATGGTTGTAGCACGCGGTGCAGCAATCGAGTTCTATGAGCAAATCCGTGGGCTCATGTCAGTTGAGTTGCCATCTACTTTGGGACGCAATTTCTCGTACGCAGGGTACGTTTCAACGTTCATCGCTGACTCGACACAAGTACAAAAGATCACCGTTTCCTAGTAGAAAGGCGGCTTAACCGCCATGGCTACTTACACAGTTACTAACAAGTACCTGATTGATAACTTTGCCGTACTGCAACTCCTGACCCCCAGCGAGATTGCAGTCGGCAGTTCAATCACGGTCGCTGGAGTAGACGCAACATTTAACGGCACATATACCGTGCGCGCATTGCCACAGTATTTGTTTTTGGGCATTGACACACAAGGCGATCTGCTTTACGACTATCAAGTACCAATTGCCGATCAAGTGCTTTACGCTAAAACAGCCGACGGAGTTCAGCGAACCGCGGCGACTGGCACCGTTGCCAATGACCCTGTATGCACGTGGGTAACCGCCGCGCAGGTCATGTCTTACCTTGGCATCACAATTGCGAACCCGTCAGACGACTACACCTTGCTCACGCAGTCGGTGTCGGCTGGCAACCAGTTCGCATATCGCAGAAGGCAGGAGTCCTCGTATATCGACTCGCTAAGCGTCTCGCCAGGCGGTGACGTCACCTTGGGCACTTTGATGTATTGCGCCGCTCTGTGGCGCTCTAGGGGCTCAATAGAGGCAACGTACGCCACGTTTGACGGCATGGGTTCAGCACCACAGCAAAGCCTGACCCCAATCGTTAAGCAGCTGCTTGGCATCCCACGTCCAGCGGTTGCCTGATGTCGTACACCGACCTATTCAACGAAGCGATTGATGACGTCACCGCAACGCTGACCGCGGTATCTGGTTTGCGTGTTGTAAACGACCCAACGAAACTTCTGCCAAATTGCGTGTACTTGGATGCACCAAACTTCACAACGATTGCTGGCAACGGCAACGTGATACGCCTCGAGTTTCCTGTAAAGGTGATCGGGTCAGGCCCAGCAGGTCTGCCGGTACTGCGTCAGATTCTCAGCATTGTGGCAAGCGTGCTTGGCTCCAAGATCATCGTGATGGGTGGCCGTCCGTCAAGCCTTGAGATCGGTGGCGCGTTGTATCCGTGCTACGACCTTGATTGCGCTATCCAAGCCCAGACTTCGTAATCCACAACTAAGCAACACAAATCATCTACTATCAGAACATAACCTAAGGAGCATTTATGGCCAGTAGCACTTACCTCTCAAACCCAGTTCTCACAATTAACAGCGTTGATTTGACCGACATGTGCAGCGCAGCAACATTGACTTATCTGGTTGAAGCGCTTGAAGACACCGCGTTCGGCACTAACTCACGCAGTTACACCGCTGGCCTTGTCAACAACGAAGTAACCTTGACGATGTACGCGTCGTTTGCAGCAACCGAAACTTACGCAACGTTGTTCCCATTGGTTGGCACTAAGACCAACATCACCTTGACCCCAGCGTCAGGTGCAGAATCAGCAACTAACCCAAAGTTTATTTTGACTGGTTGCTACCTTGAGTCGTTGCCAGTTATTAACGCATCCCTTGGCGAGTTGTCAACCTATGACATTACGTTCATGGGTGGCGCGCTGACGCTTGACGTAACCGCACCATAATTAACGGCTCCAAGCCGACATAGGAGAAACATGAAGATCAAGTTGCAGTTAAAGCGTACGCCTGACAGCGCACCCGAGTATTACTACACAAACCTGTTTGTGGTAACCGAGTGGGAGAGACTCGAGCGCCGCAACATCCAGCAACTATCAACGCAACCGCTGTACAGCGATTACTGCTGTTGGATGCACACGATCTTAAAACTTAAAGGCGAACAGATCGGTGACAATTGGCGTGAGTGGATTAGTAAGAACCCAGAGCTGGAGATTATGCCGGTATTGGATGAGACTGATCCAAACCCTACGGACGCGGCACCTACCGTCGCCAACTAGCAGAGATTTTGGTCGCGGTCGGTTGGTGGCCTAGCGACATTGTGTTTGACGCTCGAGATATAGCAACGGTCATTAAAGTGCTTAACGAGGCAAACAAAAAAAGAAGGTAATTATGCCAGCGCGGAGTTTTACGGAACGATCGTCAACGGTCACAAGCAACATTGAAATTGTTGGTCTTAAAGAAGCCTTAAAGACTCTTAACAAGATCGACAAATCTTTGCGTCGCGAAATTACCAAGGATTACAAGAAAATTGTTCAGCCTGTTATTGACGATGCCAAAAACCTTGTGCCAACTAAAGCGCCCTTGTCGGGTATGGCTAGAGCGTACAGATACCGATCTGGCTACGAAGTGTTGCCTTGGGTTGACGGATTTAACCAGCGGATTATTGCCAAAATCAACACACGGAACATTAAGGAATACAGCGGTGGCGACAAGGTAAACGTGGGTACTTTTATGATTCAATGGCAAGGGGCTACTGGAACGCTGTACGACACCACGATGGGCGGAGCGCTAGGCAAAGCCTTAACAGCACGTTATGGCCCTCGATCACGAGTAATGTGGAGAGCATACGAGCAACGCCGTGATGATGTAGTAAGAGAAATGGAACAGTTAGTACGGCGTGTTATGGACGAAGCAAATAGAGAGATTAAATAATGGCCGTAAATATCCCAATCATTTCAGAGTTTGACGGCAAAGGGATTAAGAAGGCTATTGCCCAGTTCAAGCAACTGGAAACGACATCCGAAAAAGCCCAATTTGCTATTAAGAAGGCTGCGGTGCCGGCAGCTGCTGCGCTTGGCGGTTTGGCGTTGGCGCTTGGTGATGCGACTAAGGCTGCGATGGAAGATCAGCAGGAACAGGCGGCGCTTGCGTTAACGCTTAACAATGTGACGGGTGCAAGTAAAGCCCAGACCGCACAGGTTGAAGAACAGATCAGCGCAATGTCTCGAGCGTCTGGCGTTGCTGACACCGAGTATCGCTTGGCATTAGAAGCACTTGTGCGCGGTACAAAAGATGTGGACATGGCCATGCGCGACATGAACCTTGTCATGGACATCAGCACAGCCACAGGCACAAGTAGCGCCACCGTTGCAGACGCGCTCGCCAAGGCATACCAAGGCAACTTTAAGGCGTTGCGATCGTTAAGCCCAGAAATGGCAACAATGATCAAAGAAGGCGCCAGCCTCAACGAAATTATGGACGTGCTGGGCGGAACGTTCGGCGGTGCTACCGCTGCAAGCGCGGAAACCGCAGCAGGCAAAATGAAGATTTTGTCTAACTCCATTGGCGAAACTAAAGAGTCAATCGGCGCAGCGCTCTTGCCAGTAGTCGAGGCCGTGCTACCGATCTTGAACAAGTTTGCGATGTGGGCACAAGACAACCCACAGGCATTCCTAGCAATCGCTGGCGCTATCGGAGCAGTAGCCGCCGCAATCGTTGTCACCAACATCGCCATGGCGCTCAACCCATTTGCCCTGATCGCTGCCGGCATCGCATTGCTGGTCGTGGCGCTTGTGACCGCGTACAACAAATTTGAATGGTTCCGTGACGGCATTAAAGCAATCGTCAACACGGTGATCGGATTTTTTGCTGGCATGGTTAACGCTGCAATTGGCGCGGTTAACGCAATCGTGAGCGCGTACAACTCAATTCCGTTGTTGCCTGATCTGCCAAAAGTGCCAAACTTGCCTGTGCCACAAATTGGCGGAACACCGACACAAGCTGCAGGTCGTTTAGGTTTGCCACGTATGGCTGAAGGTGGCATCGTGTCGAGTCCTACGCTTGCCTTGATCGGTGAGGCTGGCCCAGAAGCAGTTGTGCCATTAGATCGCATGCAATCTGGTGGCGGAATAACTATTAACGTGACAGGCGGTCTTGCCACAAGCGCCGAGATCGGCGAGTCGGTCGTTAACGCCTTGCGCGCCTATTCGCGTAGCGCTGGGCCGTTGCAGTTACAGGTGGCCTAATGCCAGGCGTAGCAGTCGTTGACTCTGGTAACTATGACCTACAAATTGCCACAGGGTTTCAGGTTGACGCGTTTATCCTTGACGACGCTGTTAAGGGCGTACTGAATAACACCGAGTATGTGCTAGACGGTACGACCGAGTTTGCCGATGTGATGGACTCGACTGTCAGCATCAATGTGCGGCGCGGTCGCCGTGACGTGGGCGATCAGTTCAGCGCTGGAACAATGACATTCACCATTCAAGACGTGGACGGCATCTTTAACCCGTTTGACCAAAACAGTCCGTTTTACGACACCCCGCAATCTAAGCCTGGGCTTGCACCATTGCGCGAAGTACGACTAATCCGTTACAGCTCAACCGATGTGCCCGAGTCAATCTTTTCTGGTTTCGTTATTAATTATGACTACAACTTTGCGCTCGGAGGTTTGGATAGTGTCACCGTGTATTGCGCTGACCAGTTCTACCTACTCGCACAAACATTCCTAGACGAACTAAACGTCAGCCCAGAGACATCAGGCGAACGTATAGAGACAGTCCTAGACCTGCCCGAGGTTGATTTCCCAGCAGGCGCTCGAAGCATCGCAACGGGCACCGTCAATTTAGGCCACGACAGCGACTACACCGTGCCGGCAGGAACAAACGTGTTGCAATACATCACCCAGATCAACGAAACCGCTGAGTTTGGGCGTGTGTTTATGTCAAGGGCTGGCGTGTTCACTTTTCAAGAGCGCATTGGGAACACGTTAAGCGCGCCTGTCGCTGACTTCCATGATGACGGCACCAATTTCAAGTATGACGGAGTAGGTATTTCGTTTGAGGCTGACTCGGTTATTAACCGCGCGGTCGTAACAGGGCGTGACGGCAAGACCGCTACCGCTATTGATGCAGGGTCTATCGCAACCTATTTCATTCAGACAACGAGCATCACAAACAGTCTGCTACATGAGCAAACAAGCATTGATGACGCTGCCGACTACCTGCTTAACCCAGAGCCCGAACCGCGCTACACGTCCGTAGCAACCAAGTTTCTAATGCTGACTACAGCCCAAAAAGACACCCTGGCAACCGTGGATATTGGCGACACAATTAGCGTAGAAAAGTCATTTTCTAGCGGTACTGGAACAACCCAGTTGGCTCAAGAGCTGTCAGTTGAGGGCATTGAGCATCGGCTGGATTTCAGCACAGGCCACAGCGTC